CCAGTAACTTTAAATGAAACAGATATTAACGTTTTATTTTAAAGAAACCCGCTATCGAATAGATAGCGGGTTTCTTTAAAATAAAACGTTAATATCTGTTTCATTTAAAGTTACTGGGTCACCATGTTTGGCCAGTTTCAATAACTTATTAGCGTGGTCTAAATGGCCCCGAGCATACATACTGCGCCAACTACTAAACATATCTGATTCATTTTTATATAAGTAATTAATAGCCTGTTCACGGTTAAAGTAGTATTTTTTGAATATCCCCCGCTTAACCGACATAATCCTATTAATCTTAGCTTCATCACGTTTTACTTGTTCTGCATTGATATTATTAATAACATTCTCGCAAGCCTCAATAGCCTGGGCAGCGGACATAGTAATGGTGGCCATATTAAATCCTAGTTAATCACAATTCGATATATATTAGCAATATACCCCGGCGGGTATCTTTTCCAGATTGCCCACCGAGTATCCGCTAATTCTATTTTAGTTATTCCTGTTCGGAATATAACTTCGTAGATTCTCATTAGCTGTAAACCACATAGTCAATAAAATCAGCTACAGCATAAAATGGCAGGTTAATATATTGACCTGCCAACATACTATTCATTGCAATATACTTACCCAACGTAACCCGGAATTTATTTTCATCAGGTGACATAACCGAAGTTGAAACCCGCATAACATTAGAACCCTCAAATTCTTGGAATACCAAAGCAGTAACCCCATTAGTCTCATTATAATAGAAACAAGAATTAGGGTTATGATCCATAAAACTACCAATATCTTTTTTAGCCTTAGCTTTAGAAACACCGAACATACTAGAAACTTTAGAATTAGACATAATAACTTTCAATAAGAGAATTAGGGATTTTTAACAGTTTCCCCGCACTGCCTACATATTAAAGGGCAATCGCCCTTTAATATGTATCCTAGTTTCCTAGGATACCCGAATTTTATTCGGTAGTAACTTCGGCAGTTACTGGCAAAGCTGCCAGAATCGCCATCAAAGCGGGTTTAGTCGCTTTGGTAAGAGATTCTACATCATTTTCAGCCAAACCCAAAGCAGAACCAATCTTATCCGCGAGAGAATCTTTTTTTACAACCGACTCGCCAGTTTTGGTTTTATATGTTTTTGCAACATATACCTTTTCGCGCGAGAGTTTCGCAACGACAGAACGAACAGTTTTACCAAGATTTTGCGCGATAGTTTCAACAGTCACGCCAGTTTGATAATCCGCCACCATTTGAGCAGCTTGTTCAGTAGTATAGTTCACAGTTTTTTCGGTAGCCATATTAAATCCTAAAAAGTTAAGGTTTGCGATTTTTGCCAGTTTCGCTACTGTCTAAGCCTCTATTATACACGTTTTTTGCAACTTTTCAACATTTATTTTTTAGTTGTTGCTTTTTGTTTACAACCGCTAAAATTCTGCTTTTTTGTTGCTATCCTTGTTTCCTTCCCATGTTGTCTATTCTACATGGAAAACGCGCCCAGGTGTGAACTATTTTCTAGGGATAAACCCCTATTGACAAACGCAAAAATTGTGGTATGAGCCAGGTAGCCAGGTTGCTATCATTATGATAGCAGGTTTTGGCGCCTATACCCTATGATACGCCTGGATCCTTACGCGAACCTTACAAAATTGGGTAAAAATACTTATTTATTTTCGTTGTTTTTTACACACCCTATTGACCCTAGCACAAATTATATGCTATAATTTGGCGCCTGCGCTATCAAAATGATAGCAACCTGGCAAAATAAAACCCGCTATCTATTAGATAGCGGGTTTTATATTAGTTATTCCAGAATATCTATAGTAACCCCCTTATTTTCTGCCCTAGTTACCAACTTTTTAGCATCATAGAAGGTAATATCCTTATTAATATTATCGGCATTATTGTAAGCACCAATCATAGATAGATTGTAGGTTACTTCATCCATATTTACCCCATAGGTAATAATACTTTCATTATTATAAACCGCTAGTATCATAATATATTCTCCAGTTAATCTTTTCCGAGTATCTTATTAATAAGAGTTTCTACAAAGTAAACCCCGACGATAACATACAAAATTGAGTATGTTAATACAAATAACAAGTACATAATATGACCCAGTTATTTAATCATAGCCTGACAATACTTTTCAGTAGTATACCCACCAGAACGTGAATAACTAATTGCTACTCCACCTATAGGTTTAAACCCAAATTCAACCATATTATTAACCCTAGAAACTAATACTTCAATAGTATCACCAAATAGTACAATATATTCCATAGTATCCTTTCTAATAATAACCCCGAATGGTTATTATATTATTTTGCAGTATAATGATTCTTAACTTGAAACTCACGCCAGTTATATGGGGTGATTTTCTCGCGCCATTTATTCTTTTTTAGAATCTCGCAGAGAATAGGTAACTCAAAATCTCTAGCATCTTCCAAAGCAGTATGCGGCTCATCAATAGTTTCTCCCTTAATAAAACCACACACAATCTCTGCATTAGTTTTCAGGGTCATATTACCAAATTCTGTAGGCTTATTAAACCCATGAGTATCTAATACATATTGACGATACTTTTTAGTGTTACAGATATTACCTACAGCCGCTTGCCACAAACAGAAACTATTACTAAATCCAGTAATATCAATTCCAGTTTTTGCGCACTTGTCAGTATCGAATGCCAGATTATACGCAGTAAGTGACGGATTATACTTTGCAATAGCTTGAGTAATCCAGTTATTAATAGCATTAACTGATGCTAACATTCTAGAACCAGTATCTAACATTTTAAGGTAATTTTCTTCACGCTTATTTAATCCATCATAGCCCCAAATATCATTAGCATTTTTGTCATGGAACAGGTCAAAGTTACCATAATGTCCATTTACTAAAACTGCGCAAGTATTATAAATAATACCCTCTCGGTCACAGATAATAATTGCGAAATCTGCAACAGTATTTTCCATAGTAGTTTCAGTATCGAGAATCGCAAAATATCGTTTCTTAGCCATTTAATACCCTTTAATATATACCGAAAACGTCGGATAATCGCGTGGAGATTTTATATAGTATCTGCCAAACTATTTTAGTTAATGTCCTTGTTTACTTGGAATATATACTCCAGTAATACTGAAATAATCACAAACCGCCTTTAAGTAACTTGTATTATCTTCATAGAAAATAATATCTTTTACCTTTTGAAACTGTTTTAAAGAAAATAGTTTCTTTAAACCCAATATCTTTAGTAGCCCACCTGACCTAGAATCATTATCTTTGCGAGAGATAATATAATCCGGCTTACCTAATTTGATATTAATAAAATCAATATCAGGCTGATTTAATACCCTAGCCGTGGCAATAATTACATATACATCAGGATTAATTAAATCTGACTTATATTGTTCGGCCAATGGTAGTAAAGAATCATCGAATGCTTTATATTGATTTTCACGCCAGTATGCTAAATCAATTTTATTATCTATTGTTTTATATCTATGTAAACTGCACACAATAGTACCATCCATATCATAAATAACTATCTTTTTCATAGTGCCTCTTTTCGTTGGTAAGCCTACATTCTACAACCAAAACGCGCCCAGATGTGAATTATTTTCTAGGGGTTTTCCCCTATTGACAAACGCTAAAAACGTGGTAGGAAAATCAGCTACAGTTTTCATAGCAAAAACCGATAGGCCCACAGTACAATTTTATCACAAAAATTCGTTGTATTTTCGCATCAAAATAAAAATAAATTTCTTGACACCACCACAATTATACGAGTATAATTGGCGCCACCGCTATCAAAATGATAGCACGCAGTTAAAATAAAACCCGCTATCGAATAGATAGCGGGTTTTATTTTAATCAGTTTCATATTCCACATCGATATTATCTATATAATATCCATTCTCTTTCGCATTATCCCCAACATACTCCAAAGCCTTTTGCTCAGTATCAAAAGCGACTATTGGGTAATCTTTTCCATTAATCTTTTTAGAAACTAAAAAGAAATAAGTCCTAATTAATTGCATGATATAGCCCCATTATATTTGCCATTAAAAATATACCCTGCATTGTCAAAAGTGCATTATCTTTTGATTTTAGCCCGATATATCCCCATCCCAACGAACCTAGTATAAAACAAATATACCCGATTAAGTAAAACCTATTAGCGACCAAGAATGCACCAATAATAGATAATATAGTTGAAAGCCATTTAATCATACTCTACCCATATCGTGATATATATTAGGAATTTGATCAATCATAACCATTATTTCTTGCCATGATTTTCTATGATGCTTTTCCCCTAGTTCCCAACCATATAGATTATAATCTATTTGATGGGCTAACTCATGTGGCAAAGTAGTATTCAGCATAGTATCAGGAAACTTAGCTAAATGCTTATTAGATAATACAATTAGATTTTGCTCGCTACGATTATATCCCGCAGTTGCAGTAAGCCGATTAGATAATGTAATATCAGGACATTTAAATCTAATTAACTTAGGGAAAATCAGACTATATTGTTTCCAATAATCATGAGCCAATAATTGTATATTTCTCATATTAAACCTTTGAATTAATTACTATAATAAGTGGCATAAAAGCCAACAATAGAACCATTGGAATAGTTATTAACATCATATTAAATACTCCAATTAGGGAACAATTTATTTGCTTGTTTAACTGCTTTATTAACTCGATTATCATATTCCCCAGCAAAATCAACTTCTTTATCGTTAAACAATGCTTTAGTATTAGCCCATGATAAATGGGGCAGGGAAACCATAATAGTATCTTTGCCATCATGAAACAATACATTCAACATAATCACGCCAGTTTCATCGCTTGGAGAAACTTTAGAACCGATAAACTTTAGGGTAGTTGCCATTTTTTGTGCCTCATTTTTGAACCAATAAGGAATTATAGGCCAACAACGCGCCCAGATGTGGATTATTTTCTAGAGGTTTTCCCCTATTGACAACCGCTAAAAACGTGATAGTAAAATTCGCTATCGAAAGCATAGCAAAAACCGATAGGCCCACAGTACAATTTTATCACGCGCCGCGCATATGTGTCAACTAAAAATAAATTTATTTATTTTTACTTTCGTTGCTTTTTAGCAACGAAACCTGTTGACACGGGCCAAAATTATGTGGTATAATTTTGGCGCCCCCGCTATCAAAATGATAGCTAATAAATGATAGCAACCTGGCCCATAGGTTTGATTCACAAATAAGTTTCCAAATCTTAGCCAATGCAGTCTTATTAGCTTTAGTAAGTGATTCAATTTCACCCTCAGTCATTTTCAATACCAAGCCAATAGCGTCAGCAGTTTCATCCTTCTTTTGCACAGATTCTCCCGATTTAGTTTTATATTCTGCTTTAATATAAACCTTTTCACGCGAGAGTTTCGCAACAATAGATTTAACAGTCTTACCCATAACATTAGCGAGATTCTCTACAGTTTCACGCGTTGGGTTTGCAGTATATTCGGAAACCATTTTAGCGGTTTGTTCGGCAGTATAGTTAACAGTTTTTTCGGTAGTCATATAATATCCTAAAAGATTAAGGTTAACAGATTATCGTATCTGTCATAACGCTATTAGTAATATACGCTGATAATAGGCAGCGTGAGTTTCATTTAGTTATTACCTTCCTCATTATAATATAATGATTGTGCAGCCGATACAGTATCATAATCATTAGATTCTAATCCTGCTTCCTCCAAGGTAATAAATTCTACCTTATCAGAGTCCTCCCATTCCATTTCATCAACTAAGTCTAATTCATTATCCATATTATAGTAACCTCATATCTCTCAATGTTAATATGTTAACAGGGTATTTCTTTCTAAATATCTTAGCTGCCATAATCTTTAATATTAGGTAAGAAGTATCTTTATCTGCCCCAATAGTAATAACTTCACAAGCCTCTTTAGTATAGTAGTATGCTACACGAAATAGCTTTCTATCTTGCAGTTTATTAATCATATTAACTCCTAATCAAATTGTGTTGAAACAATTACTCCATCAATAATAACATAATAGGCAGCAGCATTCCATACCCCATATGAAACCTCATATGTATTATTACCCCGGTAATATATACCGTTAATGGAAGCGCCAATATCTTTTGATATTAATTCATAAGCTGCATTATTTGCAGCCTTTTGATTTATATATACTACATTACCCATATTAACCCCACAATATGATTGGTGAAACAATAATAACCAACAGCAGATATAACCATTCCATTTTATAACCCTTCCATGCAGCGAATAAAATCAACTGCATCATAATAATGTTCAAACCTGACAATCTCTGCATCATTCATGCTAATATCAATAACTGCAAAAGATACAAAACCATTCCAATTAATCCGCTTGATCTCTAACATTTTCAACTCCTGTTTGCTTCGTCCATGTAGGTATTCTACAGCAGATTTTGCCGGGTCGCGATTGAAAATAGCTATTGACATGATAGGAAAATTCAATCGCTCCCCCGCTTGCGCGGGGGCCGGGTGTATGGTACAATACGGTTGCACCCTTTATATGAGTAAATGGGGCGGTTCGGAAACTACTATCATTTCTATAGCAGCTGGACCCACTGTCACGGCCACTTTTTGAGATTTCCACATACCACTTTCGGTGCCGAAATTTATTCTGACCCTAGGGTGTAGCAAATTGTATACTTCGTATAAACTTGTGAGGTTAAACTTGTGATAATTTCCCCAAATCGTATAAACCACAAAAATTTTTAACTTGCCGTAAGCACCCTAAAGTGCTATAATTGAAAAAGTATAATAAAAAGAGGAAAGCCGTGTTACCAACAACCACCCCTGCCGAAACCTTAGCTATCTCTCCTGAAGGATTAGAGGTCAGCAACTGTTACCTACAAACACCAGACATTACTAAAGTAGCCGACCAACTCGGAATGCCTTTAGAAGTCGTATCAGATATTTTAGATCGAAAAGAAGTCCGAGCCTACATTAATTCAGTATTCTTCAATACTGGCTTTAATAATAGGTTTCAAGTCCGTGATCTTATGGATACCCTGATTAAGAAGAAATTGCAAGAACTCGATGAATCTGATACCGGAAGCACCAAAGACATAACAGAGATCTTAGCCCTATCTCACAAGATTCACATGGAGACACTTGATAAAGAGATTAAGCTAGAAGAGATGCGTACTAAGAATAGTATCAAGTCTCAGGTTAATGTGCAAATTAACGAGGGCATGGGTGGAAGCAAATATTCTAGTCTAATTGAGCAGCTTATTCGTGGTAGCACTTCCAGCGGTGAGATTCTAGAGTAATGCTAACAATTTCTAGACCTGATATTTCTAGTACAGAGATTACAGAGTTCCCACTTTCTAGCCGGTTCATTAAACTGCCAGTAGAGTCTTATCTTAAACTACTACCTGCTGTAGACCCTAGTACTTACGAGAAGTCTACAGCTTGGGACCAAATCAATGGCCCACAGCTTGCTTTAATTAATGCAGTCAACAACCCTGCGTATAGGTTTATATGTGCCGCACTTGCCCGCCGTTTAGGGAAAACATACATAGCTAATATAGTTGGACAGTTAGTGGCTTTAGTGCCTGGCTGCAACATATTGATTATGTCGCCCAATTATAATCTCTCGTCTATTTCGTTTGAAATACAGCGCAAACTTATCAAAGCATTCGATCTTGAAGTTGAGCGCGATAATGCTAAAGATAGGATTATTGAGCTGTCGAATGGCTCTACTATTAGAATGGGATCGTTATCAACTGTAGATAGTTGCGTTGGACGCTCTTACGACCTCATCATTTTTGATGAAGCTGCCCTTGGTAGCGATGCGGAAGAAGCGTTCAACGTATCATTGCGTCCTACTTTAGACAAGCCCAATAGTAAAGCCATCTTTATTAGTACACCCCGCGGTAAGAATAATTGGTTTTCGCGCTTCTTTCAGCGTGGCTTCTCTCCTGAGTTTAAGCAATGGGTATCAATCACTGCTGATTATACTGAAAATAAGCGAATGAAAGAATCAGATGTTGCTGAAGCTCGTCGGTCAATGTCTAAAGCAGAGTTTGAGCAAGAGTATTTAGCGTCATTTTCTACATTCGAGGGGCAGATTTACGCTGACTTTGACTCCACAACTCAGGTAGTTCCTTTTGAGCATTCATACGGCTGCGAGTACATTAGTGGCTTGGATCCAGGGTACAAAGATCCCACAGCGTTCTTAGTAGTTGCATATAATCCTAGTGCTGATACATTCCATGTAGTAGATGAGTATGAAGAATCACAAGCAACAACCGCTGATCATGCCACTGTAATCACTTCATTTGTAACTAAATATTCTATTAGCTCACTTTTTATTGACTCGGCTGCAGCACAGTTTGCAGCAGACTTATCTTACAGTTATAACATTTCTAGCATCAAAGCCCGTAAAGCGGTTTTAGAAGGAATTGCGTATGTACAGACATTAATAGCACAGAACAGATTATTTGTATCGCCCCATTGCACTCGCACATTAGCAATGCTTGACCAATACCGCTGGAAGACAGACTCAGTTTCTGGCATTGAAAAACCCCAACACGACGAATACTCACACATGGCAGACGCATTACGCTACTGTCTTTACTCTTTTACAATTTAAACATCATGACCTCTGGCATCTATCAACTAACCTTTCCTAGTGGCAACTTCTATATTGGCAAATCTGTTGACATCGAAAAACGATGGGAACAGCATTGGAATAAATTCAGCAAAGGTAGGCATACTGCTAATATGCAAGCTGAGTTTAATAAGTATGGAGATTACAAATGCAAAGTAATCTTTTATTGCCACGTAGATCACATTGATATTGCTGAGGAAACGTTCATTTCTAGACTTCGTCCTACACTAAATGGCACCTTTCCTGCTGATAGACTTGAGGGTTACTACAATGAATCTTTTGACCTAATCTGTTCCTACTTTGATAGATCTACAGTTGATCATATTTTAGAGCTTGAAGATTGCAAGAATAGGGTCGCAGTACTAGAGAACTACAAGACTGCCGCCAAAGCATACGTAGAGTCTCTAGAAAAGACCGCAGAACAATATGAAGAAGGTCTAGAAGCTATAGAAGAGCAAAAAGAAGTAATAGCCTCACTCCAAGCTGCACAAAAAGAACTAGAAAAGGCCATAGCCTTAGCCGTTAAAGCTCGTGACGCTGAGGAAATTGCTGCGGATGTTAGTAATAGAATTACTACACTAGAAAAACGTGCAAAGGAAGACGCTAGGAGTATTGGTAGACTAGAGGCCGAGTGTAATAAACTAACTAAGGAAGCGTACCAATTATTTTTGTATAAGCAGTTACCTTGGTATAAGAAGATATTTAATTAAAAAAGCCGCTATGCATTACGCATAGCGGCTTTTTCTTGGTCATAAAAAATTTACCTTGACATTTGTTTGCTAAAGTTGTATAATTGAGGCGATGAAGTTATAAGGCTAATAAAAATAATGGCGAAAAATACTAATAAAAGAATTCCTGTAAAATGGATTAGGGATAAAGCTAAAGCTGCCTACCAGAAGCAAGACTGTTGTTATATTTGCGGCACTGATCAAGATTTAGAACTTCACCACCTACACTCCATTACGGTTCTATTAGATACCTGGGCAGCTAGAAAAGGGTACGATATTTCTACTGACGAAGGAATTTTAGAGGTACGAGACGAATTTATTGCAGAGCATAACGTAGAGTTATATGACATGGTTTATACACTTTGTAACCCTCATCATGTAGCACTCCACGGTGTATATGGTAAAGCCCCATCTCCTACATCTACTGATAAGCAGCGTAACTGGATCGAATTACAAAAGGCTAAGATTGAGGGTAGGGTCGTGGAAACTCCAAGTGATTTTGTGGAGAAACCCAAGGGTCTAGGCTTCTTTAGTCGTTTTTATTAAGGATGCCTATGAAATGGTACGACCCTAGGACGTGGAGTAGCAAGGCTAATCCAGCGCAAGAATATATTAGCTATGCAGAAGGAACTAACATCGGAAGCGATGCTAATGTATCCTATGCAACAGCTTTCGATACACTAGAGACTGTAAACCGCGGTGTTAGCATGATTGTTAATGCTTGCTCTAGTTTAGATTATGATGTTAGAGACAAGGTTATTGATGGAATCGTTACAGGTACTAGGGTTAAAGGGTTACACAATCTTTTAAACTACAGACCTAACCCTTACCAGTCAGTACAAGATTTTAGAACAAATATATTTACAGACTTTCTTTTAGAAGGTAATATATTTATTTACTTTGATGGTGTATTTCTGTATCATCTACCTGCTGCTAGCGTACAAATTGTAACAGATACTAAGACCCTAGTCGCGAAGTATACTTACAATGGCAGTATTGATATGAAACCCGATGAGATAATTCATATCAAGGATGTAAGTAGCGGAAGTATATATAGAGGAACAAGTCGTTTAGTAGCAGCTTCAAGAAGTGTAAGTATACTAAAAACGATGCAAAATTTTCAAGAACAATTTTTCCAAAACGGAGCAGTTGCTGGAATAGTTCTTACTACAGAAAACACGCTAAGTAAAACAGCTAAAGATAAAACAATCTCAGAATGGTCTGTTAAGTACAGCCCTAAAAATGGGGCCCGTCGCCCTATGATCCTAGATAGTGGGCTTAAGCCAAGCCCAATAGCTAGTTCAACTTTTCAAGAATTAGATTTTGACGTTAGCATCAAAACACACGACACTAAGATTCTCAAAGCCTTAGGCGTTCCGCCTCTACTTTTAGATGGGGGCAATAACGCTAATATCTCTCCTAATCTTAGACTATTCTATTTAGAAACAGTTCTTCCAATCGTTACAAAGTACGTATCGGCAATGGAAAGATATTTTGGATATGATATAGGAGCAATTACTACTGAAGTCTCTGCGCTACAGCCAGAGCTAAAGGATATTGCACAGTATCATTCAACATTAGTAAATGCAGGCATTTTGACCCCAAATGAGGCAAGAGAAGAACTGCGTTACCCTAAACTACCTGGTGCTGATGAAATCAGAATCCCTGCTAATATTGCAGGATCGGCGTCAAATCCTAGTGTAGGCGGTGCCCCTAAGGCACCAAAACCACCGTAAGGAGTAAAATGGTAGATAAAAATAAAGTACTATATATCGATAGTGCTTTTACCAAAAAGCTCTCTTCTGAGTCTGACCCTATGGAGTCAATCTTTATCGAAGGATACGCTAGTACCGTAGACATTGATAGAGGTGGCGACGTAGTACCAGCTAGCGTATGGGAAGAAGGTATTAAAAACTACCTTAAGAATCCTATTATTTTAGCCCAGCACGATCACGATGACCCTATCGGTCGAATGATTGAGCATAAGGTAGACGCAAAAGGGCTATGGGTAAAGGCGAGAATTTCAGCGGCTGCTGAAGTTTTCAAACTAATTAAGGATGAAGTCCTTACAGCTTTCAGCATCGGATTCAGAATTCTAGATGCAGAATATAATGCAGCCGCAGAAGTGTTTTTGATCAAAGAATTAGAACTTGTCGAAATCTCGGTAGTTTCAGTTCCTATGAATCAAAATACTTTATTTAACCTGTCTAAAGCATTTTCTAATGCCGAAGATTATAATAGTTTCAAAGCTCAATTTATACCCAAAGGCGAATCAGCTAAAGGGCTAGAATCTCTTGCAGATAAAAAGAGCACAATCAAAAAGGAATGGAATATGGATCCAAAAGAATTAGAACTTATGCTTGCTAATGCTGCTAAAGCTGCTGCTGAACAAGCTACCAAAGCCCTGCTAGCTACTCAAGCTGCAGAAAAAGCTGAAAAAGAAGCCGCTGAGAAATCTGCTGCTGAATTAGACGCTAGAATTAAATCTGCTTTAGCTGGTACTACTACCGGTGCAGAAAAGCTTATGGCTGATCTGGAAAAGCGTCTCAACGAAGCAAACGACAGCACTAAGAGCGCAATTAGCGGTCTAGAGTCTGCTCTAGCTGAAAAGTCTGCCGAGCTTCTAGCTATGCAGAAATCAAAAATGAGCTTCGCTGGTAACGCTAGCGATATTAGCTACGAAGACAAAGAAAAAGCTGTTCTTTTAGCTAAGATGACAGGTAAAGCCCTTGAAGGTACTAAGTTCGGTAAAGAACTAGCTACTAAGGCTTCTGTTGGTGGTAAGGACCCTTCTCACCAAGCGTCTACTACTTGGGAACTTGAAGTTTCTCTAAACATGGAAGCTGAAGTTCGTCGTAATCTAGTTATTGCTCCTTTAATGCGCAATATTAGCATGCAGACCAACGTTATGACTATGCCTCTGAACCCAGAAGCTGGTTATGGTACTTGGATTACTAACGCTCAGTTTGGTATTTCTGCTTCTGCAGGTGCAAGCCAAACTCACCGTCTATCTGAAATCACCTTGAACGCATACAAACTAGCTACTAACGAGTATCTAATGTATGAAGAAGAGGAAGATTCTCTGATTGCTTTAATGCCAATCGTACGTGATGCTATGGTTCGTCGTGTATCTAAGTCTGTTGATAAGGCTTACTTGCTAGGTGCTGGTTCTGGTGCTGACCCAGTTAAGGGTCTTGCTAAGTACGATGACGTATCTGTTGTAACTGCTCAAGTTGCTAACCCTGGTACAATCGCTCTTCTACGTGCACTACGTAAGGACCTAGGCGCTTGGGGTCTTGACCCAGCTGATGTTACTTTCGTTGTTAACACTGAATTCTACTACGACCTAATGGAAGATGCTAACTTCCAAACTATGGATAAAGTTGGTGACAAAGCCACTATCCTTAAGGGTCAAATCGGTAGCGTTGGTGGTAGCCCTGTTGTAGTTTCTGCAGAACTTCCTGTTAAGACTGCTGGTGCTAATACTGGTGGTAACGTTGCTAACGTTGGTGCTATGGCTCTAGTTAGCCGTAACTTCATCGTAGGTAGTCAACGTGGTCTACGTTTTGATACACAGGATCTAGTTGAAACTCAACGTAAGGTTCTAGTTGCTTCACTACGTACAGGTATGACTCAACTTACTACTAACATGGGACAAGGGGTAAGCGTATTCCGCTGGTTAGTGTAATTAATTAAAATAAGGGCTTCGGCCCTTATTTTTAACAAGGGCTTAATGAGCCTTTGTTAAAAATAAAGGAATAAACATGGGAATTTCTCTAGTTACAAAAGCAGAATATAAAGCGTATGCGGGACTCGTTTCTCCTAATGAAGACGCTAAGATTGATACGCTTATTCCTAAAGTAAGCGCGCTAGTAAAAACTATTTGCCGTCGTAGCTTCGTAGATTACGTAAATGACGCTAAAGTAGAAATTCACGAAGGTGGAGCATCATTTTTAGTACCCGAGGAATACCCTGTACTAAGCGTTAGCTCTTTAGAATACTCAGCAGATTTTGGTAAGACGTATACAGAACTAGTAGAGTTTGAAGATTACGCATTATCTAGAATGACGCACAATATTATGTCAACTAGTGCAGGTTTTAACGCTATGCCTAATGGATATAGACTAACGTATACCGCAGGCTTCGAAGTATTACCAGAAGATTTAAAATTAGCAGTATTTGATCTTATTACCTATTACATGAAAAATGACATGGCAGTACATAGTGCTAAAGCACCTGGCACTAACACGGTTCAAATTGAGTATGTAACTACTACTAACCTTCCTGCACATATCAAGCGCGTGCTTGATCAGTATGCAGCTAATTATAGTTAAGATATGAGCTACTCCAGAGCAGTAGACCTTGCAAGAGCTCTTCAGGCATATGCAGTAAAACTAAAACCGCCTAAAGAAAAAATAAAAGGATTTGAGACTACTAGTATAACCAGTGATGTGGCAAAACTAATACAAGCAGGTGGCCTACGAAAACACTCTTTTGATAACTTATTTCCAACCATGTTTTCTATACATGGATTAGATATTAATATGGCCCTTACTAGGGCCGTATCCCAGAAAGATATCACTCCCAGGGCTAAAGAACTAGCAACTCAAGCATTTAATAACGCTATAGAGATACTAGCTACCAAGTACCAAGTTATGACTAAAGCGGATTTTTATAATATTGATGCTAGTATACAAGAGTTTATAAATATATTTAATGAAGGCGGAACTGATACCTTAGATAGCATTAAATCTAAAAAATTAAATATAGCTTTAGATAACATTAAAAGTAACTTTAAGTCTCCATTAGTAGTACAGTACGTAAAAGGGGACCAAAGTAAGTTTGGGTCAATTAAGGTAGCTTTTAATAGTTTTAATAATCTTCGCTCACAGGTTAATCTAGTAATTAAAAAAGAGTTAACTAAAATACTTTCTGATAATAAAGTATACAATTCTAAACTATCGGATGATACCTATTTAACTACTAAAGTATTTAATTGGGGGCATACGGCTACAGAAGATGAAGAAGGTAATACTACACTTATATCTGGTAAACTAATAGCAGAACTAATGTCTGCTGATAAACTATTTAGTAATACAGATAACAGGGATAAAGTATACTCTATAATAGCTAAAGATTTTGTTCAAGTTACGGGGCAAGAAAATACTACTATTAAGCTACACCATGGATCTTTAACTAAAGGGGACCCTAATGTATTAAGTTTAGTTATATCTTCGGGAGTATATCAGACTGCTATAGTACAGAATAGGCGAGAAAACCAAGAAGATTTATCACAAGCAGAAGCTAGGTGGAAATTAGGTAATTTACTAAGTAGCAAATCTGTACTATTATCTGAAGTTTTCGGTGTACGTAGTATAGGCGAGCTAGTTAATAATTTATTAAGAATTAGATCTTCCCCTAGTATACTAGATAAATTTGGTAATAACTATGCAGCAACATTGCTCGGTACTAATATAGCTAATGCTTCCAAGACAATATCATTATTGGATAAAAAAGTACCTATTAAAAAGAAGCGAACTAGCGTACATGGTAAACCTAATATAGGCAGACCTATATTAGGTTCTCCTATCCGCACAACCAGCGGCCAATTCTATAGCCTAGCTAACCTACAGATGCTAATAAACACGCACTTGCAGGATGTAATTTCAGCTAATATGGGAGACGAGGGTTACCCCGGCGGACAGCGTAGAATCCTAAACTATCGTACAGGCCGCTTCGCAGCAAGTGCACAAGTCGAGAGAATGTCTCAAAGTCGTGAAGGTGCTATTACTGCTTACTACTCCTACATGAAAAATCCCTATGCAACCTTTGAACCTACGGGCAAACAAGGCTCTCCAAAAACAAGGGACCCTAGGTTGCTAATAGCTGGGTCAATAAGAGAAATAGCAGCTACTAAAGTAGGCAATAAACTGAGATCTGTATCAATATGAGTAAAAGAACAAGTATCTTAAAGGCTTTAGCTGCTAAGTTTAAAGAAGAATTAGACGGTACAAAGCATGCTTCTAATGTTTATGGTAATGTAGAAGCCAAGCTAAAGTTCTGGGATGAATGCAATGAGTTTCCGTCTATCTATATGTCCCCAGGATCCGAGCAAAGGGAATACCTTCCTGGAGCATTTACCTGGGCTTATCTAGGTGTAAGCCTTAAACTTTATTGTAAAGGTGAAGACTCTCAAGAACAGCTAGAACAGCTTCTTGAAGATGTTGAGAAGGTTATTGATGATAACCGAGTGTTAGTATATGACACTGTAAAAAACTATGAGACAACTGAAATATTGGTTGCCTCAATCACAACTGATGAAGGCCTATTGGCCCCATATTCGGTCGGGGAGATAAACCTTCAAGTAAGGTATCAACTCATGTAGGTTAACAAGTATCAACGCGCCAACAACAGATAAATATCTAGTCTACGCGCTTAGATGCACAATTTAAGGAAATAAATATGGCAAGTACATTTAATCTGGTTAGAAATAGCCGTGTATTCTTCACAACCAACGTAGCCGCAGGAACCGGAATTGTTAACAGTTCAGGCTTTTTAGCTACTAACTCTCAAGAAATTCAAGTTCTTGACGGGTTTACTTTTAGTCAGGCGTCTAATGCTGACACAGTAACTATTAGCGAAGCAGGTACTACTCCAGTTCGCGGTCAACGTTCTTTCAATACTAGCTTAGCTAACGTTGAATTTAGCTTCTCTACTTATGTTCGTCCATACTTGTCAACTACTGCTAAAGCAGAAGAGTCTTGCTTATGGAACGCATTACTAAGTGCAACTGCTATTGGTGAAACACTAACGTCACCCGCTACATGTACTACTGCTACTCACGCTGCTGGTCTATTAACCCTAGTCGGAACAACCTTCCCATTACTAACAGTTGGTGAAGTTTACGTAGTTAAAGGTGTGACAGGTGCAGGTGCTTCTCAGTACAACACACCTATCAAGATTCTTACTTCTACAGTTACTGGTTTAACCGCTACATACTTAACCGCTCCTACTGCAGCTGCTCCAGCCACTACAGAATGGGCTGCTAAAGTTAAGTTTGCTTCTACTGCTTGGAATGAAAACGCCGTAGTTGCTGCTGATACTGCAGGTGTTCTAACTGGTACTACTCCGGTTCCTTACAGCACTGTAACTACCGCTCTATCTAACAAAAACAAGCTTCTGCCCTTTGGTATGGTTATCACAGTTGACTCAGTAACTTACGTTATTGATAACTGCGCAATGGACCAAGCTGTTATTGACTTCGGTCTAGATGGTATTGCTACTATTGCTTGGACTGGTAAAGGTACTGAATTACGTCAATTAGCTACAGTTGTTACATTTAGTACTGCTGCAGATCCAGTACTAACCGGAGGTCTAACGGGTACTATTGCAGGTAAGAAAGTTGACTCTAACTTCATTACTAACAAGCTATCAACTCTGACCCTAAAGAGTAATATTGGTGGTGTGGCTGGTACTGACTATAAGCTAGCACTAACAGGCGGATCAATTACTATTGCTAACGGTATTACTTACGTAACGCCTGCTAACCTTGGTGTTGTTAATATTCCGATCGGTTATTTTACTGGTACACGTGCTATTACAGGTAGCTTAACCGCTTATCTACGTACTGGTACTACTAATTCTGCGGGTCTATTAAGCGCTCTTCTAGCAGCCGCTTCTACTGCAGCAGGTATTGAACCTAAGTTTAAGTTGCAAGTGGAAGTTGGGGGTATTACTGCAGGTACTCGTGTAGAGATCGTATCTGATGGCGCAATGCTGCAGATTCCTTCTATCGACGCCCAAGCAGTTATGTCTACTACAATTAACTTCACTGCGCAAGGTTACGGCAACATTTTAGCTGACAACGTTTACGATATTGAAAACACTAACGATCTGTTGATTCGTTATATTTCTATCTAATTTTCTAGGGATTTCCTAGTATCGCTGGCGGATTGATCCCCGCCAGCTCTTTTTAACAGTGTTATAATAAATTAAAGGAACACAAAATGGCAGATGTTTTAAGTCTTAAATCTTTACTAGTACCAAGTAAAGCGGTTTCAACTGAATATCCCGGCATGCCTGGATTCAAAATCGATGTAGTTTTTCTAGCAAGAGAAACTTTAGTGGGTATTAGAAAGAAAGCAACAAAGACTTCTTTCAAGAATCGTCAACCTGTAGAAGAACTTGATGACAAGTTATTCCTACAACTGTATGTTAATGCATGCGTAAAGGGTTGGACTGGTTTGAAATTGAGCTACCTTGAGCAACTTGCTCCTGTTGATCTAGCGGGTCAAGACATGGAAGCAGAGCTTGCTTATTCAGAGGATAATGCGTTGTTCCTAATGCAAAATTCTGCCAATTTTGACGGCTTTATTAGTGACACTGTTACTGAGCTATCAAATTTCACGAAGCCCAGTACCTCCAAGTAACTAAACAACTTGATTCATATTTTCAAAATAGCTCTTTAGGAATGACTAAAGACGCTTATTTTGAAATGTGTGAGGCACTGGGGAGTGAGCCTATTGAAGATGAGATACCTGTAGAACATAGCGACTTACACACGGAAGTCCAAGAAGCTTTTAGTATATATAATAAACTAAGAGACGACTGGGATTACATGGGTGGTAACTATATAGGTAAAAACATATCTAATTTATTAGATATGTTTACTTTACTAGAAATTCCTAAAGAAGATAGACTACAGTTATACGAACTAATCATACTAATAGATAGTTTCAGATCAAAATCTGTAGCAGCTAGTAAAAAAGCTAAAGAATCACAAAAAGCCTCCTAGAAGAAATTCTAGGAGGCTTTTTTATGGGAGCAAAAATTTGTATATTGACTAAACCTAGCATAAATGTTATAATGGTGTAAATTAATCTAGAAGCAAAAATTTAGTGCTAGGAGAACACATGGCAAATACTGTTGATATTAAACTACGCGTTGTTACAGACGGGTCTGATCAAAAAGCATTAAAAACCTCTGAAGGTATTGCTAATAACTATGCACGTGCTAATAAAGAAGCGGTTATTTCTAAAGCCTCTAAGAGTGCCCCTACTTCTGCCACTAGAGCGCAGGGTATGATTACGGAACAGGATTATGGAAAAGTACGTGGTGGAGTAGGAACAGGTGCCGCAGGTCGTGACTTTGCTAAACAAGCACAAGGGTTAGGTGGATTAGTAGGATTATATGCAACTTTTGCTGCTAATATATTTGCTGTAGGGGCGGCGTATGAGGCTTTAAATAAAGCTGCTGCTACAGAGCGCCTTGCTAAAGCTACAGAAATGATGAGTGTACAAGTAGGCGTGAATCTTAAGGGTGTTTCTAAAAACCTTATTGAAGCGTCAGGCCATGCTCTTAGTTTCCAAGACGCTATGCAGTTTACTAATATTGGTACGTCTGCAGGTTTAGCAGGTAAGCAAATCGAAAGCCTTACTAAGATTGCTCGTGGAGCTGCGTCTGCTTTAGGCCGTGATGTTAATGATTCAGTACGTCGTATTATTCAGGGTACAGCTAAGCAAGAACAAGAAATTTTAGATGAACTTGGTATTTTTGTTAAGTCTAAGCAAGCTTTTGATAAGTATGCAAAAGAAATTGGAGTTAAGGTAGAAGATCTAACAGGTAGTCAGCGTACTCAAGCATACGCCAATGAAGTAGAGCGCCTTGGTAAAAAATGGGAAGCATTCGCTGAAATCCCCGATCCATTTAGCAAGTTTAGTGCTTCAGGAAAAAATGCACTAAATGAACTATTAGTAAGTGTTAATAAGTTCGTATCACCAGTATTAAGTCTTTTAGCTGAATCTGAAGCTGCTATCAAATCTATTATTGTTTTAGTTAGCGTATCTTTAGCTAGAAAAGCATTGCCAGAAGTAGGCAATGTATTAACAAGTTTATTTGCTTTTGATAAAACAAAAATTAATAAAGACTTAGATGATTTAAAAGCTAAATTAGATCAGACTTACGCAAATATAGCTAGTAGTCTGAAAGCTAAGCAGCTAGAAATGTCCAAACTAGTAGTACCAAGAGTTACTAGTGATGCTATACAAAAAGCTACTGGTGACCTAGGGTTTACAAGAGGAGTAAGCACGCAAAAAGGTATTAGTAACGTTAAGCTTACTAATACTTTTACTGAAAAAGATTTAAGTATATACAAGTCTTACGCAGATGTAGAAAAAACTGTAACATCTTTAGTCAAAGAGCAAGTTCAAGATAAGAAAACCCAAGCTAGTACATTAAAAACTTTAATGGATCGTGGAATAGTAACAAAAGACTCCACCTACCAAAAATTGGTACTAGATAAAGAAGGCCAAGCTGTTGCTGCTAATATTTATAAGTTAGTAGAAGCAGAAAATGCCGGACTTGCAAAACAAGTAGTACTACAAAGTGAAGTACTAGCCCTGACAAAAGAAACAGCTTTAGCAAGAGTAGCATCAGAAAGCATTAATACTGATGCCCCTATTAGTAAAAGAAAAAAGAGTACAAAAGCAGCTAGTGTTGCATTAGATACTATTGATGATGCAGCTATTGTTACCAATACTTTAGCAACAGAAAGTAATACTGCTGCTAAAACTTTAAATACTATAAGTAATGAAACTAATGCTGCTAGTGCAAAACTGGTAGCAGAAGCTAATACTACTACTGCAGCTGCTACTGCTACTAGTACTATGGCTAGCCAAACAAATACACTAACTGGCAAAGCCTTGCAAGCTAGTCTTATAGCTACAGCTATCGCCCTAAAGATTAAACAGCAGGCTACACTTTCAGCTACTGCTGCAGAGCAAGCTATGACTGCAGCTATGGCAAAAGGGTTATTAGCTACTGCTGGTCAAACTATTGTAACATTATTAAACTTAGGCAGAACTATGATAGGGGTAGCTCTTGGTACTGAAACCATGGCTACAGCAGCTAATTTAGCTAAGACAGCTTTTGCAGGATTATTTGCTACTATTAATATGGGCTTTATGTTCGTAATGATAGGTATTACATTATGGCAAGCTTTTGGAGACTCTATAAAAGAGTTCTTAGGCATTACAAATGATGCTACTAGAGTAGCAGATGCACAAAAAGAAGCCCTAAAGACCTTAGGTGATAGCACTATTTTAGCTACAGCAACATTAGAAAAATATAGATTAATGTCAGCCGGGGGCAATGAGGAAGCTAAGGAAACTATAGCCAGGTATACTGCCGAAGGTATGGCTATGAAAGAGCACATTACCCAAGTAGAGGCTACAATTGCTGCTGAAGAAAAGGCAATAGCTGCAGCAAAAGCAGCCAAAGCAGCTAAAGAAGCGGCAAAAAAAGGGGAAGCATATTCTATAGAGGCTTCTTACTATAACGAACTAGCTTTAAACGAAAAACTATCAAAAGCAGAATCAGATAGGTTTAAGACAGGTGCAGCTAATTTTTACGCTAATGAGACCCAATTTAAATCTAAAGCTATAACTGAAGAACAATACAATACTAAAAGATTATTGCTGCTAAAAGAAATGACTGAGATTGAGAAGCAAGTATATAATGCTAATCAACAATCAATATCTGCAATGGCTAAGCTAAATGAAGCATCTACCGGAGTATTAGAGGCTATTCAAGAAGCTGGTAAAGAAATAGATAAAGAAAAAATCAAAAAACTAGGATATAATACTGATGCAGCTGTTAAAGCTTACCAAAATTTGACCAAGACTTTTGATAACAATGAAGATGCAGGTAGAAAAGCATATAGAGTATTTGAAATTATTAATGAAACAGTAGCTGTAACAGGTAATACTGCATTATTTGGTGCAGAGAGTGTACTACAACTAGGAGCCGCTTTAGCTAAACTAAAGGTACTAGAAAGTCTTAAAGGCTCAGGAGAGAATGTATCAGCTGAGTCACTTAAACAGGCTCAAGAGGCCGTAGATAGCGCTTTAAAAGCTTTACAAGCTAAAGGGCTACTACAGGACTCCATCAAGACTATGTTTAACAAGGCTGATACTGGTAAAGTAAAAGAGTACACTAATGAAGCTAAGGCCGGGTTTAGGGATATCGAACGTGCTATACAAGCCACAAAACTAGAACAAGTACTTTTAGATAGAGAGTTTGCTAATACTTCATCAGTACTAAAACGTAAGGATGATTTACTAGGGTATATGAGTGAAGAAGCTATTGCCTTAGAAAAAGATAACTCTTTAAGAAAAGCAAATACGGAACAAAGTCAAGCACAGGCTACTGCATATTTAGAACTAAGAAAAACACTAGATAGCAAAACTAGATCTAAAGAAGAAAAAGCAACAGCTGCAGAAGCATATGCTAACGCAGTAAAAATGAGTGATGCTACTAGGGTAGCTGCAGAACAAGCCGTAAAACTTGCAGAAGAAACAAATAGAATAAACTCTGCTCTTAAACAAATTGATAACACTTATAAAGATATTAACGCTAAACTAGAGTTTGAAAAACAATTAAAAGCTAATGAGGCGTCTATAGATGAAACAAGACTCAATATTGCCAAAGAAACTCTTTCTTTAAGTGAAGCTTACGTTATTTCTCTAGAAGCAGCAGTAGCTCAAAAAGCTATATTATCTACCTTATCTTCAGGTGCTGAATCTAATATTAATACATATAATAAAGGTATGGAGGAAATAGCTACCAAAACAGATATGCCTTCTGATCAAAGAACTAAAGCAGAAGCTTTAATAACTGCTGAGTATGTAAGGCAGCAGCTTTTACTTGGCAGTAATGCAGCAACTCAACTAACTATTTTAGATCTTACTACTCAGCATCGTTTAGCTGTAGCGGGCGTAAATGAAGAACTTGCTGCAATGGATAACCTAGCAAGCTCATTAGAATCTGTATTTGGTGATGTTGGTAAGGCTATTGGCGATATGGGTAAAGCTGTATTAAAGATGGCTAAGGATGATGAGACGTACCTTAAGAAAAAAACTAAGTTAGAAGATGACTTGTTTGATACTATTGAAAAAGGACAGAAAGACGGTAAAGTTTATTCTAAGGAAGAAACTAAGATTACTAAAGAGCTGTCTAAACTAGAATCTAAAAGAGCTATTGATGAATTAGGTAATATTTCAGATATTGCTGGCAGTACTAAAAAAGCCTTTAAAGAAAAAACAGCTGCATATAAAGTATTAGATACTATTGAAAAAGCATCTTCTGCTGTACGGTTAGCACTTCAAGTTAAAGAAATGGCAGTAAAAACCGCTGACTTTTTAAAAGGGTTATTTTTTGTACAGGCTGATACAGCCGCGCAGGTAGCTGCAGCACCAGTTAAAGCTGCTGCTAAAACTCCTTCAGTTATAATGAGCTTTATGGAATGGTTAGGTCCATGGGGTGCAGCAGCCGCTGCAGTAGCTATTGCTGCTGCATTGGGCGGAGGTGGGGGAGGCTCTTCTGTATCTACAGTTGGGTTAACCTCAGCAGACCGTCAATCAGTACAAGGTACCGGCCAATCCTACGTAGATGGACAATTAGTAGAAAATGGTGGGGGTGTATTTGGTGACGTAACCGCTAAATCTAATTCCATTTCTAATAGCTTAGATCTAATCCTAGCAACCGAGGTAGAAGGGCTTAGTTATAATAACAAGATGGTTGATCTTCTTGAGAAAATTAACATAGGTATTAAAGGAGTCGCGGAAGCCGCGTACTCCGTACAAGGTATCCGTACAGGTTCTGCATTCGGTACCGTTGAATCGTCCTCTAGTAGCCCTGGTATTTTAGGCTTATTTGCTAAATCTAGCTCTACCAGTATTGTAGATTCTGGTATTAAGCTACACGGTACATTTATGGACCTTACTACTGCAGGTGATAAGTTAAATAAAGGTCTAATACAACAATACGAAATTTCACAAACTACTAGCACAAAGAGTGGATTCCTAGGTATCGGAGCTTCAAGCTCTACAAGTATTAATACAGGCATAAAAGATCTAGACCCTAAAGTACAACTACAGATTCGCGAAACTTTCGACTATATGTACGGAGTTTTTGCTGAAGAAGCTAGTGCTTTTGGAATGGATATGGAAACCGTAGATGCTATATTAAGTGGTGTTGATGTAGATGTATTTGCTTCCTTACGTGGACTTGCAGGGGAAGATCTACAAGCTGCATTAAGTTCTATATTTAGTGGTATTATGGATGATGCCGCAGCCGATCTATTTCCTAAACTTAAAGAGTTTAGGAAGTTTGGTGAAGGGTTCCAAGAAACTGTAGCCAGAGTTATAGATGGAAATAATAAGTTTGGTCTAGCATTAGAAAGTTTAGGACTTTCATTTGAGGGTCTCCCAGAAGTTGAATCTACTGCTACTGCTGCAATGATTAATGCTGAAAATGCTGCATTCGATAGAGTTACATTACTAAAACAACAAGTTGCAGATTTTGATAGAACGTATGAGGACTATGAAATTGGAGGCAGTAGTACTCATGGAGGAATTGGGGCTACAAGACAGACTAATAAATCAGAAGAAACTGAACTACTAACACAACTTGCTGAAGCAGAAGAAGATTATGCTGAAGCTCTAGCTATTCGTGTTGAAGCAGATGCGGGCATGACCGTTAATACCTATAGACTAACAGAAGGCTTCATTGAAGCATCTGGAGGTCTAGAACAATTTTTAGAAAACATAAAAACTTTTGGTGATGGGTTTTTATCAGAAGCAGAAAGAATAGCGCCTAAAGCTAATAAATTAAATACTACATTTGCTGATTTACTAACTCCTGTTACTTCAACGGATAATAAGGTAACTAATCAGTACACCATAGATTTACTTCGTACAATCTCAGATGGTGGTGATGGTATTATAGATACTAGAGACGAGTTTAAAAGGCTATATCTAGCTAATATTGATGTAGCTACTTCTACTTCAGAAAATGCAGAAGAAGCACAAGGGCTATGGCATACTTTAGATGGTCTCGCTCCAACCTTTTTAGAAGTTGCTGAAGCTGCTGACGTATTAAAAGATTCTGAGCTAGATATGTTATCTAGAATATATGAACTAACTGATGATACTGCTGGTGGTAAGAATATATTAAACCAACAAAGAGCAATAGAATTAAGTAAACTAGACCCTACACTTATTCCACTTCAAAAACGTATATGGGCACTAGAAGATGAGGCAGATGCTTTAGATACTCTTACTGAATCTGCTAATACTGCTATTAGTAACTTAGAATCCGCAATAGACGCACAAAAAGAAATATATCAGAAACAAGCAGACGAAGCTAGTAAGTTAGTATCTACTATAACAAGTATATTTAATCTTCTTAAAACCCAAGTAGCTGAATTATACAATGAAGTAGAATCAACTGCTACTATGGGAGTATCTGCTGCAAAACTATTTATAGATAATGCACTCGCTCAAGCACTAGCTACAGGAACAATGCCTGAATTAGGTGAGTTAACCTCATCTATCCAAGCTATTAGAAATGCAGCTAACCCAGCTAACTTTGCTACTTCAGTTGAGGCTGACCAAGAAAGGCTGAGCCTAGCGGCTAAATTATCTCAATTAAAAGACGTTAGTGGTGTTCAGTTAACTGCTGCAGAAGAGCAACTTAAAGTTGCTGAAGATCAGTTACTAGTACTAGATACTATACTAACAAACGCTAAGAAACAATTAAATGCAGCTTTAGGTATTGATACTTCTGTATTAGGAGTAACAGATGCAGTAAATGCACTTGACGCTACCTTACAAGCAATTAAAGATAATACAAAGTCTCTAACCGCAATATCTGATATTAATAAGTTTATAAACTCTCATGACTGGACTACTGGGGAACCCCAGATGGCGAGTACAAGAGCTTTAGCCGAACTAGCTAAGCAAGAGGGTTGGTCTTACGAACAAATAGCAGAAGCATCCGGGTATAGTTTAGAAGATATAGCCGCGTTATTCAAGTTAGCAGGTGCAGAATTCCAGTCTCCTAGCTCTATTAAAGCACCTACTCCTGCAGGCCCTACACCGGGGGGTACAACCTTTGGCCCCTCCGGAGGAAGTTCTATTGCGGGGCCCTATAACCCAGGTGGTAGTACTCCTAGTTTACTTACAACTGGATATTCTCAGAAAACGTTACTGCCTACAGGTACGTACCATGAAATTAGTATTACAGACCCTGCAGAAATTGCAGGATTAAAGTTCTACTCTCAAGCACTTACTACAATAGGTAATTTAAAGGGTCAGAGCCCAGAACGCTTAGATGCTTTAGCTGAATGGTCTAAAGAAAATGGGTTTGGTATGCAAGAGTTAGCTAATGCATCCGGTTATTCCTTAGCTGAAGTAAATTTTATGTATTCAAAGGCCGGAGTACCTATGTTTGCTTCAGGCGGAGACTTTGAAGGTGGATTACGTTTAGTAGGTGAAGAAGGGCCAGAGCTCGAAAGCACAGGGCCTTCTAGAATATATAATGCTAAACAAACTCAGGGTATTCTTCAGTCTTTGAATAATACTGAACTATTAGAGGAGATAAGAATGCTTAGAAACGAAGTAGCTAACTTACGGGCTGCAACAGAAGCTTCCGCAGATAATACTAAAATTACTGCTAAGCAACTAGTAAGATGGGATACTGAAGGAGTACCTGTTACCTCTACAACTACTGATGGTATTATAAGTGTAAAAACAGTATGAAAATAATTAGACCTTTAACAGTACTAGAGTCGGGAGGCTCTTTCACCCGAGCTAGTACTGCTACTTACTACGATAAGCTAGGAGTTCTACAAACTGCTAGCATTGATAAGCCAAGATATACGTATACCCCAGATACACATGAGTATCTGGGGCTATGTATAGAGGCTAGTGCTACTAATATTCTATTAAATTCAGATATAGTAGCAACACAGAGTATTACAGTGTCTGCAGTCCCCTATACTTTAATGTTTATGGGAGAAGGATCTGTTACCTTGTCAGGAGCCCATGAAGCTTCATTAATAGGTACTGGGGCTAACAGTATTACTACCTATACGTTTACACCAGTAATAGGTAGTTTAACTATTACTATACTTGGTACAGTAATACGTGGCCAACTAGAAACTGGACTAGTTAGTACTAGTTACATACCTACAGCAGGTTCTCCCGTAACTAGAGCTCAGGATGTACTGTCTGGCTCAGGATTAGTGTATACTAATTTAGCAGAGGGAAATACTACTTTACTAGCTAAGCCAGAAGTTTTAGCAACACAAACAGTTACTGGTATAACAGCACAACCATACACTATATCTTTTACAGGTACAGGAACAATTGCCCTATCCAGTGCCCATGTATACTCCTTAGTAGGTACAGGTACAACAGCTAGAGTATCCTATACGTTCACTCCTACTGCTGGGTCTTTAGTATTAACAGTAACTGGGTCTGTAACCATGGCGCAACTAGAGGTTGGTAGTACTTTAACTCCTTATAGAAATGAAC